GCAGTACGAGGCTAACCTTTTAGCTCTGCCTGAGATGCAACGCCGCCAACTATTGGATGGTGATTGGGCAGTAGCAGATGGTGCAGCCTTCCCTGAGTTCAAACAGTCCAAGCATGTATGTGAACCCTTCGATATACCGGATGATTGGCGCAGGTTTAGGTCATGTGACTACGGTTATAGTTCTTATTCTGCGGTACACTGGTTTGCCATCGATCCTAGCTACGAGACTTTGTACGTTTACCGGGAATTGTATGTGTCTAAGCATACCGGCAAAGACCTTGGCCGTGCGGTTATGGAAGCAGAGCGTGGTGAAAGCATACACTACGGTGTTCTTGATAGCTCTTGCTGGCACAACCGGGGTCAAATCGGCCCTAGCATTGCCGAAGAGATGATCTCAATGGGTTGCAGATGGCGTCCGAGTGATCGTTCTGCAGGTGCAAGGGTCTCCGGTAAGAACAGGTTCCACGAAGTTCTCAAGATTAACGAGGAAACAGATACCCCCGGCATCGTTTTCTTCAACACCTGCCGCCAGATTATAGCGGATCTCCCTGTAATACCTTCTGACCCCAAAGGTTCCGATGACATCGACCCCAGATATGCAACAGACCATGCATACGACAGCGTCCGGTACGGCATTATGAGTAGGCCCAGAGCCTTTTCACCCTTTGATATGGGACGGGGCGTCCCAATACAGCGGTACACACCCTCAGATTCAAGATTTGGATACTAAAACATGGCTTTAATGGATAAACCGACCGGATCTCTGACAGAAGATCAAACAGAAGCGGAGCAAGTTGTAGCTCTTGTAGAGGATGGTGACGTAGCTCAAGAGAATTTAGACTTCTCCGGGGCCGCATCGTTTATACAAGGGCAGTTTCGCAAGTCAAAAGACCACCGTTTGTCCGATGAAGAGCGTTGGTTAATGGCATATCGCAATTATCGGGGTATTTACGGCCCAGATGTGCAGTTTACTGACACAGAAAAGTCCCAAGCCTTTGTTAAGATCACTAAAACCAAGGTTTTGGCAGCATATGCGCAGATTGTAGACGTATTATTCGCCGGTTCTAAGTTCCCAGTGGGTATTGAGAGCCGCAAATACCCTAATAATGTTGCTGGTGAGGTAAATTACGACCCAAATGCCATTACTTCTGAAAAAGTAGAGGAAATGGTCGGGGTTCAGTACACTCCGAAGCGTCCTATAGCCCGTCCTGACATTGAGAAGGATTTGGGGCCATATAAGGACAAATTAGAGCCTATTTCGGATGAATTGGAGATGGGTTCCGGGGATTCCCCTTCTGCTGTCTACTTTGAACCTGCAAAACTTGCTGCCCAGACCATGGAACGTAAGATGCATGACCAGTTGGATGAAACCAGCGCCTCTAAGCACCTTCGTTCTGTAGCATTCGAGACTTGTCTGTTCGGCACCGGTATTCTCAAGGGTCCATTTGCCTTCGACAAGGAATATCCACGTTGGGATGAAGAGGGTAACTATGATCCTTTGTATGAAACTATTCCCAAAGTGGAGTATGTGTCTATCTGGGATCTATACCCTGACCCAGACGCCCGAAACATGGCTGAAGCTGAGTATACTATACAACGGCACCGTCTGAACCGTACCCAGCTTCGTGCGCTCAAACGCCGCCCACACTTCCGCACTGAGAGCATTGAACTCGCTATTGAGCAAGGCCCACAGTACCAGCGTGAGTATTGGGAAGATGCATTAGACGAAAGCAATAACTCTGAAAGCCCAGACCGCTATGAGGTGCTTGAGTATTGGGGTGTGCTTGATGCAGAGCTTGCAGAACAGGCTGACATCGATTTGCCCGAAGAAATGGAAGATCGTGACGAAGTTCAGGTAAATGTTTGGGTCTGTAACGGCCAAATCCTTCGCCTAGTGATCAACCCGTTTACACCTACTCGCATCCCATACTCTGCAGTGCCTTATGAGCTTAACCCTTACGGTTTCTTCGGTATCGGTGTTGCTGAGAATATGGAAGACACGCAGCTTCTGATGAACGGCTTCATGCGGATGGCTGTAGATAACGGTGCGCTGTCCGGTAACCTCTTAATTGAGATTGATGAGACTAACCTCGTACCGGGTCAGGATCTTTCTGTGTACCCCGGTAAGGTCTTCCGCCGTCAGGCAGGCGCACCCGGTCAGGCCATCTTCGGCACCAAGTTCCCCAACGTGTCTAACGAGCTTCTAATGATGTTCGATAAGGCCCGTCAGTTGTCTGACGAAGCTACAGGTATCCCTTCCTACAGCCACGGCGTAGGTGGTGTGATGGGTGTAGGCCGTACAGCCTCTGGTATGTCCATGCTTATGGGTGCAGCCGCACAGAACATCAAAGCGGTTGTACGCAACCTAGATGATTATCTGTTGGCTCCTCTGGGCAAAGCACTCTTCGCTTTCAACATGCAGTTTAACTTCGATCAGATGTACACCAAAGGTGATCTTTCGGTTACAGCCCGTGGCACCGAGAGCTTGATGCGTAACGAGATCCGCAGCCAGCGTTTGCTACAGTTTATGCAGATGACCGCTAACCAACAGATGGCACCGTTTGTTAAGTATGACTTCATCCTGCGTGAACTCGCAGCGTCCATGGACCTAGATGAAGACAAGATTATGAACGATCCACGGGAAGCGATGATCCAAGCCAAAATGATGGCTGAGATCCAAGCTATGATGCCCCAGCCTGATCCAGCACAAGCTGCACCAGCACCGGGTGGCGCACCTTCCCCGCAAGACCCTACCGGCAACGGCAATGGTAACATTGCACCGGGTAGCGCACCTGAACCCGGCGCTCCCGGCTTCACAGGCGCAGGTGGTGGAGACAACGGCGGGAACGTACCGCAGCCGCCACAAGGACAGCCTCAGTAATGGATAAGGCACAGTACCGCACATTTCTGCCCTTGGTGAACAACCGGGAACTGATGAACCTTCTGCAAGAGTATGCTGCCGCCCGAATTGAAGGGTGCCGTGACCTCTTAGAGAAACAAAAAGATCCCCAGCGTATTTTAGAAGTCCAAGGAGCCATCACAGAGCTTCGTAGATTTAAAACACTTCGTGACGAAGTTATTAAGGGTGCAGACTGATGGACGCTATTACTGAGCATCACTACCTAAACATTGCTAGGGGTAAGGCTAAAACTCTTGAGGATGGTAACTTAGCGACTGTGAATACCATCATCGTAAACATCGATGGGGTCGAAACTCTGATACCCACCGTATGGGATGGTGAAATAGTTTCTGATGAAGAAGCTATTCGTTTTGCAATCGATAGCGGCGTAGATTGGCCCACCCGTACAGGTGAAAATGCGGTTCAAGAATTAGAAGAGTTTGACGCAGAAATTCATAAATCTATGACAGACATGACAAGTCCTGAAGAGGCTTCTGAGATATTACAGAATAATAAAAATGGTTTTGATGAGGGCGGTCTTATGGTCGAAACAAGCCCTCGCCCTAAGTCTCGCCCAAAGACAGTACTACCCTACGAGGATGCAGATAAGATTGAGCGTCTGGTATGGGCAGAAGCCCGTGGGGAGGGCGTAGAAGGCCGAAACGCTGTCCGTGCGGTGATCTTCAACCGATTAGCCTCTTCACGCTTCCCAGACACCGTAGATGAGCTTCTGACCGCAGATGAGTTTGAACCCATCCGTAAGTATGGTGACGTTTATAGCATTCCCGTACCAGAAGAGGATCTGCAACAGGGCCACGCTGAGTTTGCGGATTACTATCAGATGGGTGAGGACGCTGTAGACGGACGTACATTCTTTCAGAACACAGCTACAACTAAGGCCCGTGGTACAGACTTTTCTGGCCCAGACCCAATAACCATCGGGAAGCATACCTTTACCCGTGGCTATGAAGGCCAAGAGCCGGTGTACGACACAGATTTCTCACACAACATTACGATTACTTATCCTGAGTACGCAGAGGCTGAAGGCATGGCCCTTGGTGGTTTAGCGGTAGCTCGTAAAGGCATTATGACCCCGGAAGGTGAAGACATGGCAAACAATAAATTTCAGTTAGACGAAAACAAAGCAGATACTAACAATGACGGGTCTCTGTCTGCATACGAGAAGACCCGTGCAGAGGCAGTACAGAAGGCCACCTCTGAAGAGGAAGAGCTTGATATGTACCACGGCGGCATGATGGGTCCAGTAGATCCCGTGTCCGGTAACCCAATCCCCATGGGTTCCTCTGCTGAAGAGGTACGGGACGATATTGATATTAACATATCCCAAGGCGAATACGTTCTGCCTGCAGATGTAGTCAAATGGCATGGCCTGAAACACATCATGGATCTGCAAGAAGAGGCAAAGATGGGTCTTATGGCAATGGATGCCATGGGGCTTATCAAAGAGGCTGACGAAGAAGCAGCCGAAGAAGAGGGTGAAGTCTGTCCGAAGTGTGATGGAACCGGGTGTGATCATTGTGATGGCACAGGGTATCATTACGAGGAAGAGGCAACCCCAGAGGGTGAAGTTGTAGAAGAAGCAGTTGTGGAGGTTTCCGAAGAGGAACCGGAAGTCAACGAAACAGATGATTACAAAGACAGTGATTATTCCAAAAAGACTTCCATGTACGGCATGGTGAAGAAACCCAAGGTTACCTTCATCGTGTGATTTAGAGGGCCACCTTCACCAAAGAGTGAAGCCCCCAGAGGAAAACCATGAGCAAGTATAGACGTAAAGAAGAGCTAGAGGCTGACACCTCTTACTCTGAAGAATTGCAAGCACAGGTAGCTGTAGATTCTGAACCCAAAGAGCCAGAAGAGGCTTCCTTTAAAAAACGGTATGGAGACCTTCGGCGTCACACCCAACAGTTGATGTCCCAGAAGGATCAAGAGCTAGAGAAGCTGAAGGCACAGCTTGATAGCGCCGCAAAGGGCCAGATCAAATTCCCCAAGAGTGATGAGGAAATTGAGCAATGGACGAACAAGTATCCTGATGTTGCGAAGATCGTAGACACTATTGCACGGAAACGTGCCAATGAAGCCCTTGAAGAAGGCGAGAAGCGTCTAGGTCATTTGAAGGATTTGGAGACTAAGCTCACCAAAAAAGAAGCAGAGCAACAGCTAATGAAGCTGCATCCTGACTTCAACGAGATCCGGCAAGACCCAGCCTTCCACGAATGGGTAGCCATGCAGCCACTGTACATCAATGATGCTCTGTATAAGAACAACACAGATGCCATGGCCGCAGCCCGTGCAATCGACTTGTACAAGGCAGACACCGGTAAGCGTAAGACTTTTTCAAAGAAGTCGGCAGCACAGGCAGTAGGTCGATCAACCTCTGCAACACCAGCGGCTACGGGAAAAGCTAAGTTCAGCGAAAGCCAAGTAGCTCGTATGTCTGATCGTGAGTACGATGCTAATGAGGAAGCAATCCTTGAAGCCATGAAGTCAGGTGCCTTTACCTACGACATGACCGGCGGCGCACGTTAACTAAATGGCAGTCCTAGCACATTAACTATTGACAAAGTGAGCAATACTTATATGCTAGGGCTGTCCCTACTAGGGGCAGGTTATATTAATAGCTATTTACTACTAATACTAAACGTGCTATAATTATTATATCAAGCAAACTTCTACCTGTCTTATTACATAAGATAGCTACGAG